AAACCGAATGAATTATGTAATATAAATCCAGATTTATTTTATGGTATAGATAGAAAGGAAGTGTCATATCTTTTAGGTTTGATATGGTCCGATGGTTACTTATCAAAATCAAAAACAAATAATAACCATTTCTTTGGTTTCACAATGGTAAAGGAAGATTTAGATGATATTTTAACGCCGATTAACTCAATTGGGAAATGGTCATTTTATTCTAGAAAATACCCGAACAAGTCCTGGAAAGAATCGTATAATATTTTTACAAATAATAAAAGGATTTATAATTTTTTAATTTTGAACGATTACGATAGAAAATCGACGTTGTCCGCAACTAAAATAATTCAAAGAATTCCACAAGATTTAGTTCATTATTTTTTTAGAGGGTTAATGGATGGTGATGGATGTTTTTATTTTAACGATAATGGCAAATCAAAATTAAGACAACTTACAATTTCCTCAACGTATTTACAAGATTGGACTTACGTTGAGGATGTGCTGATAAAACTTGGGGTAAAATATAACGTTAAGAGGTTTATTGGGAAAAAGTCATCCTATTCAATTATTAGAGTAACCAACAAAATTGGTATTCGTAAGTTTGGTGATTTTATATATCGGGGGTTTCAAACTGACGGAATTGGTTTATGTAGAAAATATGATAAATTTATTAAAATGGTTAATTAACTATATGTATAATTTTTTTTACCATAATCAATGTATTTTTTAATGTCTAACCCTAAAACCGTTTTATTAACTTGTGGAGGTACTTTGTATTCGACAAATGTACTGTCATCTTTCAATAAAACAACAACACAACCTAATAATTTAATATTTTCATATTTTGTACCCTTTAACATCTTCAAAAGTAATCTCGCATAAAGGGGTAATTGTAAATAATAATGACCTAAAGCCGTGTCATGATATTCATTAAATGGTGCGTATAATTTACCAGTGTAATGTTGTACTTCAAAGTTCTTAGGTTGGTTTGTTTTCCAATCCGTAATGACAATACCAAAATCTGTCTTATCTTTATTAAACATTAACCACACTTTATCGGGTTGACCTGTGTAACCCAACTCATTATCACCTAACACAATTTCAGTATCAAGTAAGACTGCCCCTCTTTCAATCATTAAATCAAGGAATTCTTTACCTGCTTGAATCATACTATCACTTCGAGTCATTTGAACGTCATCACATTCAAAAATTGGTTGTCTTACTTCTTTATAATCTCCATGTCTTTTAATAACATCCGACTCTAATTCGAAGTGAACCCTACTACCCATATTAGTAGCATATGAACCCGACTTTTTCCATTCTTCTCTTAGTTCTCTCGCCGCGTCAGGATCACCTTTACACATTTTAAGTGACATTCCTTCCGCGTCAAATTCCTTATGGAATTTTTTAATTAATTTTGATACTGATGGAAATGTTTTTCTTAAAACACCCTCAGTATCTCTCATAAAATAAACGTGTTCCTCTTCAATAAATGTCAAATCTAATTCTTTTCGTCTATTCTCAAGTAACCCATTTATTTCTTTTGCAACTTCATTTAAATTCATTAATCCAATTGTTTTATTTCATACTCACTCAAATCACCTTTTAAATCTGCAATGTCACTTTCCCCATCTAACTTAACAATCCACACTTTTCCCATTAATTTACCACAATTTAGTTTATGGAATAATTTAAAAGCATCATCGTACGCATCGGGGTCTAAAACAATAACAATCTTCTTGGCGTTATCGTAAAGTTTATTAAAAAGATTTTGAGTCATAAACTTACCTAACATCGGTATTGAATTTGGTAGGAATATTGAATCGAAAGCTCCTTCTACAATATAAACTGGTTCTTCCCAATTTATTAAATGTTCATTCCATATAAGTGTTTCCTTATCCACTTCAGGATTTTTATATTTCATTTTCGTATTTGTGAGGTAGGACCTTGCAACGAAATAGTTTAATCTATGATTTTCATCGTAAGATGGAACAATGATTCTATTTTCATATGGTCCAGAATAACAAAAACCAATATTATATATTTGAACCATTAAATCGGTTATGTTTCTTTTTTTAATATAATTAAACGCTTGTCTATATTGTGCAGTCATTTTTAAACCCGCACTAGCATCTTTAAATGATATGAACTCAATAGGTAATTTTACTTGTACAAAATTTCTTTTGGGAGCGTCACCGTCGTCTTCGGGTTTTAAAAGAATATATTTTTTTAATTGTTTATTGTTCCCATATTTTTTAATTAACCTATATAAGGAACCATAGGTATTATGTGTTTCCGCACATACCCAACATTTAAAAACGCTTCTTTTGTAATTAATTTCCAAATTACCTTTCCCATCACCATCGTCCAAACCTTTTATTTCGTGTGAACATACGGGACAATCAAAAGATATTTGTCCTTTGTAATCGTTGTGTAATCGATATTCACCGAAGATATCTTCAAGTATATCTACAACTACTGAGTAATCTGTTTCGTGTTCTACCATAACAAATACAAATATACAAAAAATATTTGACAAAAAAAAATCCCCCGGACCACCACATCCGAGGGAAACCAACCAAACGTGTATTTCTACACGCCCCGTCCTATTTTAAAATATATACTTTTTTTATTTTAAATGGAAATTATTCCACTATTTTTTTTCACTTTTCATCATATTAACATACCCAATAACGCAAGTTGCGGCATCAGCCATGTCATAGTTTTCTTTTTTAAGAACATTATTTCTACCGTATAACCAATTAATATCTGGACATACTTCATTAACATGTTCCCAAATGATGTGTTTCTTATCGATTGTTTTATCGTAACCACCAAATAAGACATTACGACCTTTATCGTTCGGTCCAACTAAATCAGGAAACGCATATTTTCTTGAATTATACGTTGAAATAAATGTTGGTAAAACACCTAAGACATCATAACAATTTTTTAAAATTAGAGTGTTATATCTTAACAAAGTCCCTACGGTGTAAATGTTATTTGATTGTAACAATGGTTCCTCAATAATAACTCTTGTGATTCCCATATTTTTGTACCCCTCTAAATGACTCTTGAATGCATCTGCCTTTTTAATAAGCTCTTCAATCTTATCTTCTGGTTGAGGTTTAATTTTTGGTGAAAAGTGAGTTAACTCTAATAACTCTGAACCAGAAATGTCAAATAACGCAAATCCGATAACTTTAGTTGAAATGTCTAAACCTAATATTTTAGGTGAATTTTTAAATTTTATTAAGTTTGTTTTCATATTCTTCATAATATACCCATTTAAATCCTCCGGCGGTTTTACATTTTCCACTACAACATTCGGATATGTGTCTTATTTTTAATTTTTTTTCAGTTTCATTAATTCCAAACCAAGTTTCAACATATTCACCTAATTTGGTTAATTGGACTATTTTCTTTTTTTCATAATTATGTCCTTCTGATAATGATTTTCTTCTTTCATTCGAAAGAATTAAACCTTTATTTGGGGATGTTCTTCCCATTAATGATAAAGATATATTTTTTCTATGAGAAAGTGAACGTTCTTTTCCATTATTTAAATGTGGTATTGGTTTACCTTTTTTTGATTTAGACATTTTTAATTTACTAATTTCACTATGTTTTCTTCCTTTAGTGGATGGTGGTTGATCTCCACCTTTGGTCCCATTAGTTAAATTACATCCTAAAAATTTAAAATATTCAATATAAAACATTTCCCAATATTGCCATTCATCGGTTTTCACAGAATCTATTATAATAATCTCGGGAACAAAATTATTCTTTAATAATTTTCTAATCCATCTATCTTTGTATGAATTGTGTAAATTAACTTCATTAATATGTCTTCTATATCTACGGTTAATGTCAATGGTTTTACCTATATATCGCAATTCGTTTGTTATTGGTTCAATTAAACCGTATATGTATGTTTTTTCTTTCATACATATAAATACATACAAAAAAAGGTTTGTAATTATATCTACACCTAAAGCTTAAAAATCTAACTTAACCGCAAATACTTGAGTCCCTAATCTTTTTATTGGTACTGAGGTTTTAGCCACAACTAAAGGTTCTTTATTCATATTTAACAAAGCAACCTCAGTTATATATTTGTCCCCACTACCATATGTTGGATTTTGGGTTTGGTCAAACTGATTACAAGGTAAATTCACTAAGAAATTCATTTCCTCAATATCACTTGCCCTAACTAACCTAACACTACCTGGAAATGGTTGTTCGTCCCCGAATTGTGGTGTTGTAACTCCCCAATCATTAACTGTGGCGTCTCCAATATAATTGTTTCCAAATGCCGATAAATGTGATTCCAAATCAAAAGGTATTGAGTTGTCGACATCATTTTTTGTAATGACTATTGTGTTTGTTACCATTCCACTTGGGTTTATATAGTTGGTTCCATCACCCCCAACTCTACTTGTACAATCAATCATTGACCAACCACCCATTGTTGGGTATTCACTAATTAAACCTGTAGTTTCTTGTATTAATACCTTAAAGTTTTTAGCTGCAAATCCCGTTTTAAAAACGTTCATATCCGATGGAGTTGCACTATAATTCATGTGTTGGAACGTATCCCCACTAAATCTTAACGTTAAGTTAGATGGGTTTGAAATATTACAAGTATCCAAATCAAAATTAACCTCAATCTTTGTAAAATAGTTACAAGGTAATGAATTAAATAAATTACCACTACCATTGTCGAATAAATAAGTCACCCAAAATGTTTGTGATGTTGTTCCCGAAATCAATGCGTCGTTAAGTGAAGTGGTCGGTATAAAACCTAATTTAGGTGCACCTAATGTGTATTTCCTATTACTTCTATAATCTAAAATTGCAACCAATTCTTGATCGTCGAAGATAATTACTTTTTTTGTTGGGAACACTTTACCCACTCTATTACCCGACTCGTCTAAAAGATATCTAAATAGTAATTCGAATCTTGATTCTAGTATTCCCGTAACAGGTCTAACGTAATAGTTAGTGGTGTCCATAGTAAATAACGCACCGTTGGTTGTTGAACCTGTTGGATTTCTATGGTACATAATAAACGGAATGTAAACTTCAAAATATTCGGTATCCGTTATTGGGTCATCGTCTCTATCGAATGCAATTGGTGATAAATCTCCATTATCATGACCAATATAATCGTCATATTTAAAAAACCTTTCAGGGTCATTAATTAAATCTCCTAATTCAGAATAATGGATGACCGCAATACATCTTTGTTCCGTAGGTGGTACCTCAATTAATTCATCAAATGAATTCTTAAATCCTGTACTTAGATTTGTTGAACCGAATCCCGATATTGTTCCTCCTGTAAAATTTTGAAAAGTCTGTCCCGTTGAGTTGTATCCGAAAAATTCTTTAGACGACACATACACATTACTAGTGTATCCACTTAGATTTTCATCCGATGTTGTATTCGGTACGTCCGCCCCAATTGGTTTTTCATCCCAAACCACATTTAATGTCCAAGGATTATGTTGACCTAATGGGTCAACTGGTAATGGTGAACATACCGATTCAGTTTCAGATTCAATAGGGAATTCAAGTTCCCCATTATTTGCCACAATATAAAAATTTCCACTTAAACTTGACAGATTTGGTGTTGGTCTATCCAAGGTTAAAACATTATCATCAATTGATAAAATTTTATAAATTAAACTACTTGTGTGTCCTGTTATTGTTGGTGTTGGTCCATTGAATTCTCCAAACACTAAAGTTATGTATTCGGCGTTTTGAAATGCTGTTCCTGATTGGACTGTTATAGTATTGGTACCCGTTAAACCACTTAAACTAACGGATTCCGTTGTGGTTTGAATTGTAGAACCAGTACATGAAACTGAGTCATATGGTTGGTATTCCGACACAAATCCTGCGGGTCCCATAACGTTTCTGATTGTTTCCGTTCTTGAATTTTCAATAGGTATTCCGTAGGTTACCTCGGTTGAGGTATCTAATTTATATGGATACTTAATACCTGACTCTTTATCGACAGGAGATAATACCATTTGATGGTTATTTTGTCCCGTTAATCCTGAAAATGCTACGTCATAGTCAAATTCAGAATCACCAATTTGAAAATAATTAATATTAAATTCACCTTTAGCAATAGAATTTCTACCCTTTTGGGTTATTCTAGCTGACAGGTATTCCGAATTACTACTATTTAAAAAACTCATATTTGTTTATCGTTTGTTTTTTTTATTAATTGATTGTTGGGCCACATTCAATTTGATTTCCACTACAAGGTCCAAATTGTTCTATACAGGCTCCAAATTCACCTTCTTTACATAGGTAAGTTGTTTGTTGACAATTATTTATACATTCAGACTCACTGAAATAATCTCCAGTACCATCACCCACAAAAATACAGGTACCGTTATCACATCTCCAATCGGCTTGAATTGTAGATGTCGGTGTCGGAGTTGGTGTAGGGGTTACGGGTATTTCACATAAAGTATAACCACCCGAAATACTCTCAACACCTAAATATTCAACAAATTCTTGAACACATTCCCCTTGTCCACAATCAGAATATTGGTTAAGGGTGTATGTTGTACCCACTTTACTGTTTCCTGGTGTTATTTCTAAAGTTCTCGTTGTATCGGTTTGTCCTTGATAACAGTACGATTCTCTAAGATTAATCACGATGGTTATTGTTGTCGTCGCATTAATCGGATTACCATTCCCATCTTGTAATTCAAACATAACAGTTTCGGTTTCATATGGCGTCGGATTCCCTAAACACGTGGTGTTTCCACTTGTTCCACTATATGAAACGGAAATACAACCCTGAGTTGGTGTACTCGTTGGGGTTGGTGTAGGGGTGCCAGTTGGTGTTGGGGTTGGGGTGTCAGATATTGTTGTACTAGTAGGTGTAGGTGTTGGTGTATCCGATATTGGTGTACTAGTAGGAGTACTAGTTGGTGTACTAGTGGGTGTTGGGGTTGGGGTTGTCGTACTGGTAGGTGTTGGTGTGATAGTAGGGGTTGGTGTTGGTATCCCTATAACTTCCATACAAATCGAGTTATCGCATATTTCAGTATCCGCCGATAATTTTATATAACGATATCCTTCGTCAACATTTACGGTATGTCCAGTTAATAGTTGATTTCTACTAACATTCTGACCTGTACTACCTGTTATCGGTACACAAGTTGAACATTCATTATCGACACATTGATATATATCAAAGTTGGTTATATTTGTACTACCCGTTATTGTTATTGTTGATGGAAATGACATATATTATAAATATTATTTTTTTTATTAATTACTGTGAGGTTGGTCCACAATCTATTTTACCAGTACAAGGTCCAAATTGTTCTATACATGGTGAGAAATCATCTTCTTTACAGAAAAACGTTTGTTGTTGACAATTGTTTAAACATTCTTGTTGTGTAAGGTAATCTCCTGAACCATCAAATACTTCGGTGCAAATACCATTATCACATCTCCAATTTAAAGGTTCTGGGGTACTGGTTGGGGTTGGTGTAGGTGTTGGGATAAATACCCCAATACAACTTCCACCTAATTCTACTATGGTTCCTGTATTATCTAATCTTATTGCGGTGTATATACCAATAAATGACCCCGCAATTGCATACCATCCAGGTGCACCTGTAACTGGTGCGGTTTCCCCAAAAATTGGGTTCTCGTAAACTACGGATCCCACTATTATGTTGTCATTTGTAACCGTGTGAAAACCTAATGTTGGGCCTATAGTATTACCCTCAACACAGGCTTCCGATATTGTACTATATGGACCAACTAAAGCATATCTATTTAATGGGGTTGGAGTTGGAGTTGATGTAGGAGTACTGGTTGGAGTACTAGTCGGTGTTGATGTTGGTGTAGGTGTTGGTGTATCCGATATTGGTGTACTAGTAGGAGTACTAGTTGGTGTACTAGTCGGTGTTGGTGTACTATTAGGAGTGATAGTTGGTGTACTAGTAGGTGTAGGTGTTGGTGTATCCGATATTGGTGTACTAGTAGGTGTTATCGTAGGGGTACTAGTTGGTGTTGGGGTTGGTCTACCGTCAATTAGTAAACATATTACATTGTCACATGTACCTGAAGACGTTAGTTGAATTGAAATAGTATTGTCATTAGTAACATTCACATAATGTCCATTAGTTAATTCCTCAATAGTAATATCTACACCACTAGAATTAGTGATGTCCGTACATCCTGTACACCCCTCTTCCGAGTATCCAGTACATTCGGCAATTTGAAATGGGCCTAATGTTGTTGACCCTGTTATTGTTACTAAAACGTTAAATGACATATCTTTTTTTTATTTATTGAAAATTAACAAGGTCCGCCTGTGCTATCCCCTCTACAACCATTTACATATTCACCACTTGTAATACCGTTAACACTAACAATTGTTACTGTTAAATTTGTCATAGTCTCGTCTGCTTCATACGTTACTGCTGATGTTTGAATTGTGAGTGTCGGTCCCGACATCGTATATGTTTCAGTTGTTGTTAATGAGAAATAATTTGTCCCACTATAGTAACAAGGTGTTGATGACCCACCACTTCCAAATGAAACACTTGCAGACGAACCATTTGAACTACCGACAATAGCACCTCCAAAATCAGCCCTAACTATTACAACATCTCCAACCTGTCCGGTTATTGTATAACTTGTACTAATCTGACTTGGTCCACAACTTCCCACTCTCGTAATCGTATTTGATGGTGGTGACGGTGTACTAGTTGGTGTAACGGTAGGTGTTGATGTTGGTGTACTGGTAGGTGTATTAGTTGGCGTTGGTGTAATCGTAGGTGTTGGGGTCGGCGTATCGGATATTGGTGTACTAGTAGGTGTTACCGTAGGAGTACTAGTAGGGGTTGGGGTTGGGGTACTAGTATATGGAATGTAAATTGCGGTACCACCTTCGTAAGTACAACAATTAATACAATTACTATAAAATTCATAATCGTGAATGTAAATATTTTCAATAATATAACTTTGAGTAACCATATCCAAAATTTTAAACCAATTTTGTTTTCCAAA